ACATATGTCCAATAGAAAAACTAGTAACACAAGCAATACCACTCCAAAGAAAAAATCTTGCTCTTAAGAACCATATATCAGCAGAATGCGCTCTTTGTAAATCATAGGCTAATGTAGATTCATCGAATCCCATTAGTATTTCTGAAACCATATCTTACCCTCATTCATTGAATTGGGTTAAAAATGTTGGACTCAATGCATTATCATTAGTTGTTACTGACTGCATAAATGGAGTCTGAATCTCCCCATAATTTTGTTGTTGGAATGTTTGGTTAAACTGACGTAGTGAATCTCTAACTCTCTTACGGTTTTCTTCTTCTCTAGCCTTTCTATTCCAATAACCGTCTATATTTCTCTTTAACAAAAACTCTTCTATAACATCGTTTAGGAATAAATCAAATATCGCTTTCATTATCATTATTGCCCCTACTGTTGCAATACCGAATAAAACAGCATGAGAGAATCCTCCGTATGGAAAGTTAACTCCTACCATTTGGTAAAAGTAAATATTAACACCACTCATTGCTCCTACGAACAATATAGTCATAATTAATCTTGTATCTGTATCAATTGATGGCAATGAATCAACTCCATGTACAGGAGTATGCCCCACCACTCCCAGTTAATATTGCAGTAATACCAGTACCCATTGCCCTACCATGCATATCAAACTCAGCAGTAGAATTGGCAGTCACTATCAATCTAGCAACTTCATCAGATGAACCAACAGTAGTACTAGCACTATCATAGATTTTTAGTGTTGCAGTTCCAGTTGCAGTAAAATGAATGCTATTTAATTTACAATTACCAGTATTCAAAACTGCACTAGCGGTTCTAACGGGGCTACCTGCGACTCCCCCGACCATCATTTCACATCCTTTTTAGTGGTCTTTTTAGCAGGTGTTTTCTTTGTGGTTGTTTTCTTAGCAGGTGTTTCCTTCACCTCTTCTTTAGCAGGAGCAATAGTTTCAACAACTGTTTCCATTACTTCTTCTACTTTCTTTTTGGCGGCTGACTTTTTCTTTGGATATAGAATAGATAAAACATCATCTTCTTCTGCAACATTCAAATGTGCTTTTAGATATCTTAACCTTCTGTCGTCTAATGTTGAAATATGTTTCTTATCATCTTGTGTAAAATCAATAAGAATTGATTCATCACAACAATAGTCTATTGCAATGTTTGCAGGAACTTCGCACCATGTATGCGCTCCTATCGAATATTCGCCTTTTCCTATTACCATCTCGCCTTCAGGTCTATGTCTTACTAGTTTCATTAATGCCATAATTATGCCTCCATTATATTGGGTAGTATCCCCTACCCCGATAGTTCGGAGTAGAGGGTACTACTTTACGTTTTCACTTTCTAATGAAGTACTTTAAGCACTCTTTAGGTTAGTAATCTTACCTTGTCCTTTGAAGAAGGAACAGCATGTCTCACCCATAGTGCGGTACATACCTTGGTTTCCAAGTTTACCAACACCGAATGGGTTTCCACTAGTAATACCATCTTCGAAGTATTGTGTAGGTTTCATTACAGATAGCCACAAGTGGTCAGTATCTAGAATCAGTATGTCACTGATACGGTTAGTTACACCTGCACCTGTTGACGGCATATCCTTAGCAGGGATAATTGGTATGTCATAGTATGTTGCAACTCTGAAACCAACTTCTTGACCCTTAACACCACGAACACCATTATGGGTAGGAACAATCTCTTTCCTGTCCATGAATCTTTCTTGTGCTTGTAACAAGTCAGAAAGTTTCTGTATGGTATCATATCCAGTAAGGATAACTTTAGGGTTTCCACCGTTTTGGCGTATTTTCCTAATCATATCGTTAAGTAGGCTCAATGTTAGAACTCTACAATCAGCAGGTAGGTATCCTGCTCCGAAATCAACTTCTGCATCTAAGAAAGAAGGTACACCTGTGTAGGTGAATGACCCACTGCTTCCTGCAACTGTTACAGTTCTTGTTGAACCGTAGATAGTTGCCGCATCAGCAATCTGAGCGAATGTACCATCGTTGTTCTTGCTGTTATGGAAGATGTTATCTTCTTGCATCATAGCCAACTCAGCCGCAGATGAAACTATCTTCAGTAGTGAAGTATAGTTCTTCTCAATACCTGTTGTACCGTTCTCGTTATACTTCTCAAGAGGCATAACTAACATTTTACTCTGAACTTCTGCGTGTAGTTTACCCATGTCTTCTCTAACGATAGCACGAATATCACCAACACCGTCATCAATTGCTGCAAGTTCCATTCCAAGTTCTGAGAACTCAAACAGATGTGCAACAGTCTTAGGACTGACGTATAGTTTTGTGTACTCAGGCGCTAATGCATGGAAGTCTGTACCAATTACAGCATTCTCTCCAACTCCACCAATAGTATCTGCTCTTGGTGTTGCCGCATCAGCAGAACTAATTGAACCAGTTACAGCGTTAGAACCTGTTGCGAAATTAGAACCACTACCACCAATAGGTCGGCTCTTTAGAACTCTCCAACCTGAAGATGTGTATGGCCTCTTTGCAATCATAGAAAGAGGGTTTACTTCTTGGTTCAGCATAGACCAAACTTTCTGTCCATAAAGAACGTTGTATAAGTCACCTAGACCTGCCGCCGCAGTAAAGGGATTTGAAGAAGCATCGTGAGGTGTACCAAACCCACCAACAACTCCACCCGCTTTGAGTAGAGCATTACCGGAGTTTCCACCGTATCCGTACGTAGCCGCTTCTAAATCTTTCATTGTTTTAATATATCCTGACATATTTAATCACCTCTTGTTAATGCGTGTAAGTCATCCCAAGACATCTCAGCCGCCGCTTCGATACTTGTTGGGAAACCAGTAGGTAGTGACATAGCCACTTCTTGTGCTTTCCTAATCTCAGAGTTTCTCTCTGTTAGAGATTTGCGTAGTTCAGCAAACTCTGTTTTCAGAGCCGCTACATCAGAACGAGCATCATATTCTGCTCTTTCTGCTTTAGCCTTTTTTACAGATAGTTCGTTAGTAAACCTTGCTTCGAACTCTTTACTTAGAGAATCGTAAGCCATTGCTTCCATTCTTTCTGCTTTAAACTTAGCATAAGCCTTCTCAACATTCTCAACGCTCAAATCAAGAGTAGAGAAATCAGTTCCCTCTAATCCTTTTGCTACGTTAAGTGCAGCAGGTGCAGCAGTAGGCTTACCGCCACTTACTACTTCTTCTCCTGCTTCGAACTCTCTTGTTTCATCTTCATCAAGAGCCTTCTCTTCCATGTCTTCGTCTGCTTTTTCTTCCATTTCCATGTCTGCTTTTTCATCCATGTCCATGTCATCTGCATCAGTATCCATATACTCTGCGTTCTTTGTTACGGCATCATCAACTTCACTGTGAACGTTGTTAACTTGTTTCATCAAGTCATTCAACTCTTCCAGTGCTTTTTCCAATTTTTCACTCATTGTTTTATCCTCCATTTTTAAAATGTCGAACTTTGCTTCGGGATTAATCCCTTTCTCGCAGATTGTAACTTCATGCAGTTCCAACCTGTCTATCTCGTTGTATTCCCCATACTCATCAGAAGTCTTTTGCTTCTTTGAGATGGCTTGTCCACCTATACTAAAGGAACGAAGTGTTCCTTTTCTAATACCTCTTGATATTTCTTTTGCCTTTTCTATGTCATCTCTTAATTTGATAACTACATAGAACCCAACATCATCAACTGAAGTCTTGTGGAGTACACCGTGACTATCACGGTATTGCTCAACAACTTCTCCAACTTGTACATTAGAATGATTAGACATTACATTTCTGTATTTCTCGTCAGACATGTATTTTTTAACAGCATCATTTAATGCTTCTAGTGTGATTAAATCATTTTGTTTGTCAACTATTTCTATTGAAGCATAACCTCCAATGATTAAACTATCTGACTTAAGAATGCTGAACTCATGAGAAGATTCTGCCTTTAGTAAAGGAGATTCCATCATCAACATTGCAGTCAAGTTTCTACTCTTACTATATTAAATAAATGTAAAATTAATCCTTTTTAGGTGTTGGGAAGTCTAATACAGCATATGTGTCTTCAGCAATATTCCATTTGTTAGGGTTCTCTTTATCCTCTAACATTTCTTGCTTCTTACCTGTCCATGCAATCCAACTCTTTTTTTCATCTAACGGCACTACTCTGAAATGCATTCGAGTTTCAAACTTATCTCCATCAAGACGATATTCGTGATAACCATCTTTTTGTATTCCTAATTCAATATCTCCTTTATCTAACACTTTCTTTGACTCTCCTATTTTCTTAGAAACAATAGCAGGATACTTACCTGACTTGCCGAATAAGTCATAGATATCTGTATTGCCTTCTATGTCTATTGTCCAAGCCATACGTTCATCTTGATAATCTATAATTAAATCTACATTATCGTCTTCTCTCAAAACGATTGTATATTTTCCCATGTTGTCTTTCTTCACTAGTTCTTCAATATCTTTTTCTAAAATATCTTCTCTAGCAGTAAACTTGTTCGGATGTAAATAGACTAAATCTTCTTGTTGTTTCATCCACGCCATTAGTTTACCATCATCTGAATCAAATAAATCTGCAAATGCCCCTTGATGTTTATCTACAATAAAATCTAGTATTTTGCTAAAAGACATATTATCTCTACCACTCTCTAATATTTCATTTCTAATTGCTAATCTAAACATAGAACGTTTGCTTTTCATTATGTTAGCAACTTGTTCTTTCCACAAATCTATGTTATGTAAAGCATTTTTCTGCATTAGATTATCTCCTTCGAAACCGTATATAGTAAATCCATTTAAGTCTTCTTTGAGTATTATTTCAGCAGTACCATGTGTATGGTCAGTAATGTAATATCCTTTCTTGACTTTCTTATTACCTGCTCTTGGGTTTTGCAATCCACTAGTAACTTCAAACATACTACCTACTTTATCCCCAAAAGAATAAGACATTGCACTCAGAGATTTTTTTGTCTTACTCGCAAGTTGTTCTAATGTCTCAACGGAATCAGAACGGGTGACTTCCGGTATTTCTATTACCTTAGCAGAAAACAATTTGAACCCGTCTTTACCCTTTTTTACTTCGTCAACTTTAACTCTAACAATACTACCAATCTTAACAGATTCCTTTGTATTCAAAGCCTTACCTACTTCAAGATAATCTTTATCTTCAAACTCAATTGTCTTGTAATTTCTTGCGGTTTCAGCATTTACTGGGCCAATACCCATAGTGTAAGAGTGTAAATTGCTTTTGGTTTTCTTAGCATCTAGCACTACTACATCCAAATCAACAAACTTCTTCCACTTAATCCACTTAGGATTTTTCTTAACTCCAATGTAATATGTTGATTCTATGTCTTTAATTACAACTCCCTCAGAAGCAGGAAGTTGCATAATCTCTTTTGCATATTCTTCTACTTCCTTAATTGAATCTGCTATCCTTGTGTCTTTCTTGGATGGGAATGCTAAGTCTTGTGATGAATGTTGAGAGTATTGATAGAGTAGGATATTATGTCTTTCTCTTAATGTTTCATCAGCAATGTTCTTTCCTTCATGAACCATTATATCAAAAACATGCGCTCGTAGTTCCCCTCCTTTTTTATTTTTGAAAACGTGTGCAATTGTGTCTGCTCGGTGTAGTGGCTCATCTTCCATAAACAACATTAGTTCACCATCTAATATACAGTCATTGAATGATTTCTTTTCAAGAGCCTTAACTTGTTCAGGACATTTACTAGTTATGTCTTTCTCGTTGTAAGAATAAATCGTTACCTTATTATTGAACTTATGAAGTTGTATTCTCATACCATCATATTTTTCTTGGACTATGTATTCTCCTGTTAACCCCTTAACTTCTTTCAAATCATCAATCTCAAATATTCTATACATTGGTTTATTTGGAATTATGAAGTCAATAGATTGTTTTTCTTCATCACTTTTTGCAATATCTAAATCTACTAAACTATCCCACTTGTCTTCACTATATTCAGAACCGTAGACTTTTTGCAATAATTTGTATGCTCCTTTGAACTTGTTTTCTATTCTACGAGTATCTTCATCTTCTTTACCATAGTGTTCTATAATGTAAAGTGGAATATCTTTAGGTTCTAAATCAAGTCCCATGTAGTCTCTTGTAATCTTATCAGGTTTCAAATCAACTGCTGTCCATGCTTTATCGGGAAGAGGATTAGCGTGAGAACGTAAAGCATAATGTACGAATGCGGCAAACGTAGACTCATCTTTGAGCAAAGTAGCAATTACCTTATCACCTAACTGTTTAGAAAATGGGTCACTTACTTCATCGGATTTAAATCTCATTTCTTTTATTGCTTCATATAATTCTTTAGCCTGTCTTGAACTAGGATTATATGCTTCATCAGAAAATGCAGTATCTTCCTTTAGATATGTTTTGAGTTCTCTAGTAAAATCATCTATTGTATCAAACTGTTCTCTAACATCTTTTACTGTTTTCTTCCAAGCATCCCCGTAATCATCAGGGTTTTCTTTTGCAGAAAGATAAGAATATCTAACACGCTCAAAGAAGTCCAATACTTTCTTAGTCATTGTATTGGTTTCTTTCTCAAAAGATAACCCTGTCTGTGGCATGTATCCCCCTCAA